GTCCAGGCCATGGAGCTGGGCCTGCACCCGCCGACCCAGCCCGGCCAGGAGCGCCACCTGTTCGTGGCCCCACGTGCGCTGGGCAAGACGAGCTGGTGGTTCGGGATCATCCCGCTCTGGCTGGCCGCGACCAACCGCCGGCAATTCATCGCGGCGTTCGCTGACACGGCGGCCCAGGCCGAGCAGCACTTGGAGACCTTCCGCCGGGAGCTGGACACCAACCGCCTACTGCAACGGGACTACCCGGCCCTCTGCGCCCCGCTGCTGCGCACCCGCAAGCAGACCGTGGCCGACAATCGGCAGATGCTCCAGACCGCCTCGGGCTTCGCCTTCGCGGCGCGGGGCATCGACTCCGGCTCCCTCGGCCTGAAGGTCGGCACCGTCCGGCCGGACCTGCTGATCCTCGACGACGTGGAGCCCGACGAGGCCAGCTACTCGGCGCGCCAGGTCGAGAAGCGCCTGGCCACGATCCACGACGCCGTGCTGGCACTGAACGTCTACGCCCCGGTCATCTGGACCGGCACCACGACCATGTACGGGTCACTGGTCCACCAGGCCATCAGGTCCATCGAGCAGCCCAGCGAGGCGCCCTGGGTGGCTGACGAGGGCTGGACGGTCCACCACCACCTGCCGACGGCCACCGACGCGTCAGGGGAGCGCGTGTCGGTCTGGCCGGAGAAGTGGCCGCTGGACTACCTGGACTCCATCAGCCACACCAGGGCCTACGCCAAGAACTATCTCAACGAGCCGCTGAGCCTGGACGGCGACTACTGGTCGGCCGAGGACATCCGCATTGCCGAGCCGGCCGGGCCGTACACCCGCACGGTGGTCTACGTGGACCCGGCCGTGACCGACAAGCGCACCTCGGACTACACCGGGATTACCGTGGCCAGCGCGACGGCCGGCGGCAAGGTGGTGATCCGCGAGTGCATCCACGTCAAGCTGACCCCGGCCGGCCTGCGCGGGAAGGTCGGCGCCATCCTGGAGGCCTACCCCGAGACGCGGGTGCTGGTGGTCGAGACCAACCAGGGCGGGGACCTCTGGCGGCCGGTCTTCGAAGGCCTGCCGGTCCGCTACCGCGAGGTCAAGAACTGGGTCAGCAAGCAGCAGCGCATCGTGTGGCTGCTCAACGCGATGCAGCGCGGCCAGGTCTCGCTGGCCCGCCACCTCCCGGTGCTGGAGCAACAGATGCTCGCCTACCCGAACGTGGCCAACGACGACGCGCTGGACAGCGCGGCCGGGGCCACGGTCGGCTACCTCTGCCCGCCGGAGGCCCAGCGGGGGCACAATAGGCCCCGGAGCCGTACGAGCGAGTACGTCTGACCAGGGGAGGGAACCACGTGGACGACACCGCCACCAGTTACGACTTGAAGGCCGGCCTGGCCGAGCTGGACTCTGAGCAGCCGGACCTGCTGGAGGCCTGGTCGATGTACGAGGGGTCGGCGCCGGAGGTGTTCAGCTCGGCCCGCGTGGCCCGCTTCCTGCGCTCGACCAGCCGGAAGTTCCGGATCAACTGGTGCCGGACCACGGTCACCGCCGTGCTCAACCGGCTCAGCATCGCCGCCGTGCAGGCCGTCAGCTCCACCGAGGACGAGGAAGACCCGCTCGCGCTACCGACCGAGGACACGCCGGCCCAGGTGGCCCTCGACCGGTTCTGGTACGCCAACCGGCTGGGCCTGCTGGCGGTCAACATCCACGAAGCCGCGCTCGGCTACGGTGAGACCTACGCCATCGTGTGGCCGGACACCACGGTCGAGAACGGGGAGCCGCTGCTCCACCACAACCCGCCTACCCAGGTCCGCATCGTCTACGACGTGGAGAACCCTCGGCTGAAGCGCTACGCCATCAAGCGCTGGCGGCTGAGCGATAAGCGCCTCCGGGCCAACCTGTACTACCCCGACCGGATCGAGCGCTACGTCACGGCCCAGCCGGCCACCGAGGAGTCCGGCGCGCTGACCTGGCGCCCGTACTTCGACGAGGACGCCGGCGAGACCGAGGACCAGTGGGAGGTGGACAACCCCTACGGCGTGGTGCCGGTCTTCCACTTCCGGCCCCAGTGGCCCGTGGCCCGGCCCGAACACCTGGAGGCCTACGGCGCCCAGAACGGGCTCAACAAGCTGCTGAACAGCTTTTACGGCACGGTGGATTTCCAGGTGTTCCCCCAGCGCTACGCGCTCCAGGACACGGGCGCGCCGAGCGCGGCCAGCATGGCCGACGAGGACTTTGCCGACGACGAGGACACCGACCAGGGCCGGGCCGCCGAGCGAGACCAGCCGCACGCCGGCCCCGGCACCGTGTGGTGGCTGGAGAAGGCCAAGGCCGTCGGGACGTTCCCGGCCGCCGACCCGAAGACGTTCTGGGAGCCGATCCAGCAGCTCGTCCAGAACCTTGCCGTGGTGACCGACACGCCGCTGCACCTGTACCAGTTTGGTGGCGCCCCGCCATCGGGCGAGTCCCGCCGGGCCGCGTCCGAACCGCTCTACGCCAAGGTGACCAACCGCCAGGACGCGCTCGGCGCCACCTGGGAGGAGCTGTTCGAATTCGCGCTGAAGGTGGCCGGCGTCGCGGGGAAGGTCCAGGTGGACTGGGCGCCCATCGACCGGGCCGAGGACAAGGACGCACTGGAGGCGGCCAAGGCCAAGCGCGAGCTGGGGGTGCCGGACGAGGTGGTCCTGATGGAGCTGGGCTACACCGACCGGGAGATGGCCTCCTGGGCTCCCCAGCCCACGCCGGCCCCCTCCGATACCATCGACGTAGGGCCGGAACCCCTTCCGGTCTCAGACTCACCAGGAGGTAGCACCACATGAGGGAAATCATCCGCTGGGCGCTTGGGCGTCTCAGCGTTCGGAAGTGCCGGGGGTGTGACTCCCCGGAGTATCACACCCACCATCTGAGCCGTGTCGGCCATCTCCGCTACGGGGGTGCGCGATGACCGTCCCCGCACCCGAGGCCCCGGACGCCGACGACGACCTGGGCCTGGACCCGACCGAGGGTGACGACACGTCCGATGAGCCGGCGCCGTACGCCCCGCCCAGCGAGGAGGAGTGGAAGCGCACCCAGGCCGCGCTGGCCAAGGCCAACAGCGAGGCCAAGCAATTCCGGCTCCAGGCCCGCGCCAAGGCAGGCGGCGACACGCCGAAGCCCGCACCGCAGGGTGGCGACGATCCGGCCGCCCAGGAGGCCGCCGTGGCCAAGCTGGCCGAGGAGCGGGCCGACGAGGTCTGGAAGCCGCGCCTGGTCAAGTACGCCGCCCGCGCCGCGCTGACGGCGGCCGGCGCCCGCACCCCGGACCGCCTCGTCAGGCTGGTGGACTTCGACGCCATCACGTTCAGCGAGGACGGCGAGGTCGAGGGCCTGGAGGATCAGATCGACGCCTTCAAGGCCGACTACCCGGAGATGTTCAAGCCGGCTCGGCAGGCGCCCGGCCCGCGTGGGGTCGATGCCTCGCCGCGTCAGCCGGGGTCGAAGCCGCTGAGCGCGACAGAGCGTCAGCTCTCCCGGCTCGGCCTGCGCTGATGGTCAGCGTTCCGGTCAAGATCACGCTCACGGCCCAGGTGGGCGACGGCCTCCCCGTCGTGCTGGGTGACGGCGTGGTCCAGGCCTTCCTGGAGCCCGAGGGGACAGAGGACCGAGGGGTCCAACTGCTGTTCGACCAGACCCGGTTCCTGGACGACGTGGCCGAGGCCATCCGTGCCTCGGTGCGGGTGCCGGGGTCGCCCCCTGATCCGATAAGCTGACCGCGTTTCCTTGCCAAGGACCGGCCCCGTGCCGGCAGAACCCCGCTCCTGGCCTTCGTCGGGCCAACGCCTGGGAGCGGGGTTCTGTCATGTCCAGGCCCGCGTGGTCTACACTCGGACTCGTCAGGTGGCCGTGATGGCCCCGACAGCCTCTCCGCGATGGAGAACCCAGTAACCAGACCGGCCATCGCGTAGAGAGGACCCACACCATGGCCCGCGCAACGTTCGAAAACAACGCCTGGATTCCCGAAGAGCAGGGCTCCGGCGTCATCACCACGGTGCAGGCGCAGTCGGCCGTGGAGGCTCTGGCTCGCAAGGAGCCGATGGCCACCGACGTGAAGAACTTCCCCCGGCACGGCGACGTGGACATCGAGTCCATCGCCAAGGGCGCCGCGTACGGTGAGGACACGGCGGCCGCCGACTCGGTGACCCTGACCGCCCGGAAGTTCGGCAAGGCCGTCCGGATCGCGGAAGAGGACATCGAGGACTCCAAGAACGTTGACATCGTCAACACGAAGAAGGAGTCCTGGGCGTCCAGCTACGCCCGGTTCATCGACAATGCCACGCTCGGCACCACGGCCGTGGGCAACGGCGGGACCGTGCCGTTCGACTCGGTGTACTACACCCTGACCCAGGCGGGCTATGGCGGGTACGTGGCGAACGCCAACCTGATCCAGACCGCCGGCGCGGTGGAGTACGCCGACCTGGACGCGGTGCTGACCAAGGTCGAGGGCGGGAACTACTACGACGAGTCCCAGATCGTCGTCATTGCCCACCCGTCGTTCAAGTCCAGCCTGCGGACCATGGAGGACGGCGCCGGCCGCCTGATCTTCCAGGACCGGGACAACGCGGGCGTCGAGCGGCTGTTCGGCCTCCCGATCCGGTGGAGCAACGGTGCGCGGACCAACGCGACGGCCAGCAAGGCCCCGACCGGGAACCCGCTGCTGATCGTGGCCAACAAGCAGCACCTCATCCTCGGTGTCCGGTCCGGTCCGGAGTCGGTGCTGATCGACGGCCGCGACGGCCTGTCGGCGCTGACGGACGAGACGATCCTGAAGATGCGCGCCCGGCGCGGCTTCGCGGTCGGCGTCCCCCAGGCCATGGCCGCGCTGGAGGTCACCGCCGGCCCGTAGGCCCTTGAACGTGACGCCGGGCGAGACGGGGGTCTGGTGAGTCCCCCAGGTCCGCCCGGCGTCACCCAGGACCGAACCGAAGGAGGAGTAGTGCCAGCAGCGAAGAAGGCGGCGGCCAAGCCGGCTGAGGAGCTGACCGTCGAGGACCCGAAGGACATGCAGTTTCCCAGCGAGGCCGGAGAGCCCGAGCTGGAGATTTCGAAGCGGTCGGCGGACAACCTGGACGAGGAGTCGGAGACGCACCGCAAGGTCTTCACCGTCCCGCCGGGGACCCAGCTCACCGACGAGCTACACAACGCCAACGTCTGGGCGATGCGCCAGTACCTCATGAACCAGGGCCTGCGCCCGGCCGAGGACGGCGGCTTCGTCGGCGCCGAGGACAACGCCGACGGCGTCAGCCTGGACCTGGTCTACGAGTGCCAGGTCGTCCCCGCGCACGTGGCCACTGACCCCGAGGTCAGCCACGCCACGGTCCCGCCGGCCGGCGAGACCACCACGAGCGAGGACTGAGAGGAGGCACCCGTGACCGCCATCGTCGTAACGCCCGAAGACGTGTCGAACGTCACGGGTGCCACCGTTACTGCGGAGGACATCGCCAAGGCGGTGGGCTTCATCGAGGCCATGACCGGTCTCGACCTGAGCGCGCTTCCGGAGCGGGCCACCGCACGGGATGCGCACAACCTGACGCGTGCGGTCATCTGGCAGGCTGCCCACACGGCGGCCGGCGGCGACACGCCGCGAGACCCGTCGGTGGCGGCGGCGTCGGCCAACGGAGCCTCGGTCTCCTACGCCGCGCCGACCGGGGAAGACACCGAGCTGGGCCTCAGCCAGTTGGCCGCGCGGTACCTCGCCCGCCTCTCCTGGCGGCGCCGGACGGGCGGCATCCGCACCGTGCACGTGACGCCGGAGGCCCTGGCCCAGGCCGGCGTCCAGACGCTCGTCGAAGACGAAGGCGTGCCGCCGTGGGTCCCGCTGGGCGGTGTCGCATGATCCCCCTGGCCACCACGACCATCACCGCCGAGGCCCCGGTCGCTGGCAGCGAGGACAACCGCGACCCCTACGGCGAGGGCTACGACACGCCGACCGACCAGCCGGCGGCCTGGGCCAGCATCACGCCGGCCCCGGTGCGGGCGGTGATCGACTCGGGTGGCGGGGCCGAGACCGACCCCGGCGCGACGGAGACCATCAACGCCACGCTGCTCTGCGACCCGCTGCCCGAGCTGACCCACCACTGTCGGGTCACCGACGCGGCCACGGGGCAGACCTACGACGTGGAGTGGGTCGTCCACCACCCCGGCGTGCTCGGCCACCTGGCCAGCACGAAAGCAGGACTCACCATCACGGAAGGAATCGCGGCATGACCAAGCACACCATCGAGCTGGAGCACCCCGGCGAGCACCGGCCCAGTCTGGAGGCCATCAACAAGGAGGCCAAGACCAAGCTGGAGGCCTACCCGAAGCTGCTGGCCGGCTCCTCGGTCGTGTCCGGCGGCAAGTCCACGCTGGTCTTCGACGACGGCGCCAAGGCCGAGACGCCCAAGGCCTGAGCCGTGGACCTCCAGCTCGACGCCGACGCCATCGAGGCCCTGCGCACCTCCCCCGAGGTGGAGCAGGGTCTTGAAGTCGTGCTGTCGGCGGCCGAGGTCCACGCCCACCACCGCGTGGCGAAGGACACCGGGGAGCTGGACCGGTCCATCGGCCACGACACCGAGCCGGGCCGGGGCGCGCTGTACGCCGGCACCGACCACTCGGTCTACGTCGAACGGGGCACGCTGAAGATGGAGGCCCAGCCGTACCTCTGGCCGTCCATCGTCGAGGCGGGGGTCGAGCTGCGATGACCGTTCTGCCGTTCACCGATGTGGAGGGGGCCGTGCGG